CTCGTTAAGCTATCCCCGCAATGTGTGAAAACCCGAGGGCAAAACACACAATGTGACGATAACTTTATTCCAGGCTCAACTGGCTCTTAAAGTTGTGACCTACATCTTGATAGAGCAAAGCCCTTTTCAAGTTCAATCATAACTATAAAGAGGGCTAAGCCCGACGACGCTAACATAAATGTCCGCCGCACACCTGAGTCACCCAGGTGATTTCTCCCATCCAACCCGATAGGAAATCGATCGATGTTTATTGACGTCTCCGTCATACTTCACTTATGCCTCAGTGTACTGATACATAATCGGTACACCTGTAAAGAAATAAAGTGAAAAATCTTCACCAGCAGCTGTCCACTGTTGGAAAGCAATCTTTTCTTCAGTTCCCTGCCGAAAAGCGAAATCCAATCCAGTGGCAAACCATGAACTAGTAGATGGACAATCTAAATCTTGGGCTCTAATAAGCCTAGAATAGCCAATCCTTCCTTTATTGTAAAAAGGAAATTCTACTTCAATTCCATTATTAATGGTAGTTCCGGTTCCTGCAGCACCCTGCCATGAAGTATTGGTAAATGCTTTTGTTATCTCGCCTGAATCACTATTGGCTGATGTAATGGCCTGTGTTGACCATATACCAGCAGTATCTGGTGAATAATCTTCACGTTCTACTACCGGCATAAGCATATTACCTGCTGTATGATACAAATATTTGTGCCTAATGGATCCCCTATATCCAGCATAACATGCTTGGAAATAACTAATGGGGTTCATGTTACTATTGTTATAAGCTCCAAATTGCTCTGTATCAAGACCTTCTGGATCATATCCACGTTGATATGGAAATGTTTTATTTCGCAATCTGGTAACGTTGGTGCCGTTACCAAATGCAAATGTATTATACCAGTATCTAGTCATAACATATCTTTTGACTAGTTCTCTGATACTCGTTACATTTTCTCCAAAAAACACATTCATAGTCTGATCCTCTGGAACTGCTTCACTAGCAATTGTCTCCAATTGCGTGGCAGCCAAAGGCTCATCAACTCCTGTTTGTTCTACAATTCCACTTTGAGACTGTAATGTCTCTTCTTGTGGATGTCTAAAATATGTGAGATCCTTGATCTTCTCGCCGTCTGGCTGAGCAAATCTTGCATCATCACACATAGACACATACACATTCACAGAAATATCTGAACTAGCATTCGGTGACACTAGTTCATTAATAACATCTAATTCAATAACACCATTAGCTGCTCGCATAAATAATTCACTCAACCTATTACCAGGTGAAAAATTAATTGACGAATCAATGGGCTCACATTCCAACCAAGGTTTGTGTTGACCCCAACCAATGGTGATTTCAAAATCTTCTGCTTCAGCAATATCAATAACTCGTGAATAGTTAGTATTATAATCCACTGTAGCTCCTAAAGCACGTGGGTCATAACGAACTAACATCCTACCCTTATGATAAGCTGACTTGACAATCTGAAATCTAAATTTAATTGAACCTTGCCAATATTTAAACATCTGTGCCATGTGACACGCAGGAGTCATATGTAATTCCTCCCTCAAACTAGGCGTTGTATAAGATACACGCCTAAATAAATCGGGAGCAACACGGCAATTCCATAACATATCACCTGGTCCTGCGTCGCTAGTCCAATTAAATGTTGCTAAATATGATTCTCTTTTAACATAATCAACAACTGACATTTCGTCCCGTCCTTCCAATCCTGTAACACGCGGATCAACG